TCCGTGGCTACCGCATCGGCCATTGCTTTGAGGTAGACAGCTTTGTCTGTGTTACTGGAAGAGGTGGCATTGATTGCGAAGTTCAGCATCCCTAAATTGCTATTTAAATCAGTACTTCCCACCTATGAGATAATCAGGGTGGGAGGTGAATGAAATGACAGAGCAAGTAATTGGTGAAGTATTGGGCAAGCTGATGGAACTCGATCCCGATCAGCTCTGCAAGGTCAAGACGGCGTTGTACATGGTGCTGAATCGCTACGAAGTCAAACCGAAGAGCACGGAGCTGCGGACGGTTGACGATTCATGGCGGGGCGATCTGGAGCGGTTCTGTGAGCGGAAGAGACTGGCAGGGAAGTCGGAGGCAACGATTGATCGGTATCGGTACGTACTTACGTACCTACTTACGTATATCGGCAAGCCTGTCAGGGACATCACGGACGGCGATCTGAACGAGTACATCGAGACATACAAGCACGTTCGGAAGGTAAGCAACAGCACGCTTGAAGGCGTGAGGCTCTGCATCAGCAGCTTTTTCACTTGGATGCATGAGCGCGGATACATTGCAAAGAATCCGTCAAGGGGAGTTGACCCGATCAAAGTCCCGAAGAAGGTCAAGCGGTCATATTCGGACGAGGAGCTTGAGAAGATCAAGCAGGCATGCAAGACACTTCGGGACAAGGCGATTGTGGAATTCCTCTACACGACAGGCGTGAGGATTTCCGAAATGGTCGCTCTCAACCGTGATGACATCAGCGTGGTCGATAAGACGATCATCGTCTACGGCAAGGGAGCGAAAGAGCGCGAGGTATATATGACGGATGTATCGTGCATGTACCTGTCCGCATATCTCAGCGAGCGCATGGATGATAACGAGGCGTTATTTGTCAGCGAGAGGAAACCGCACAAGAGGCTGTCGGCGGCAGGCGTACGGAACATGCTGAAGCAGATCGGAGCGGAGACGCAGATTGAGAAGGTGCATCCGCATCGGTTCAGAACGACCTGCGCGACCAATCTGCTCCGGAAGGGAATGCCAATCGAGGAGGTAAGTCAAATCCTTGGACACGAGAAATTAGACACGACACGGCTTTATGCTTTGGTAGACAAGGAAAAGGTTAAATCGGATCATCGGAGGTACATGGCGGCATAACCACCAGACCAACGATGCAGAGGCAGGCTGAAAGAATCCTGTCTGGTTTTTATGCAATCATAAGGAGAACACAGCATGATTCTTACAGCAGATTCAACTCGGCTCGATGACGAGCTCCTGGACGAGGACATAACCAGTCTGGAGGACGGGCTATCCGAAGTGCAGGCGACCGCCAACGGAAAGAACAAGGTCGTATACTCATCCACCACACCAACCGGAACCTTTCAAGAAGGGGATGTCTGGTTCGATGAAGCCAACGACAACCAAATCAACATCTGGAACGGGAGCACGTGGGAGACGGCTTCGCTCGGCGCGGATGCGCTTGACCTGTTCTCTGCGGCGAGAGGAATCTTCTCGTATCTCGATGTCCACAGCCTGACGGCGGCGCAAATCGCGTCCCTGCTTGCAGTGTTCCATCAGATTACCTCACAAGACGGCACGAGCTACTGGGACTTAGACACCGGAGAGTTCCACACCGAGAACGGAGAGTTTACAGGCTCGGTCACTGGCTCGACCATCACCGGCTCAACACTCCAGACCACAGCCGGCAGGCAGAAAATCGTTACACAAGCGTCAGACGAGTCCATGAGTGCCGCAACGGACACAGCGACAAATTACTGCAAGATGATGAATCAGGGCCTGCAGGTCATTGATCCGTCTACTGGAACTGTTAAAGGGCAGATACTGCAGGCTTACTTCTCCAATGTCGGCGGCGAGAATTTCTACGGCTGGTACATCATCCCGGCAATCTATACACACAAGCTGTTTGTCGATGGCGGTCGGGTCCTCAGTAATCGTGAGATCGGTGCGCTGATCGCAGCCGCGAAGAACGCCGTCTGGGCGGACATGGTAGCAGAGACACAGTACTCCTCTGGGCAGATAAAGGACGGCGAGGAAATGCTCACAGGTGTTTCGGCACTCCTCAAAAAAGGGCTCGGTATCGTCACGCTGAACTTCGCATCATTCAGCTTTGCATCAGGGACAAGGACAGATTCGACCGCGTACCAGCTTCCGACACCGCTCAGACCGAAGATCGAGCAGGACTTGGTATCAACACACAACGGAGTGCGCTTCCGGATCACGACAGACGGTTTTGTCAGACCGTTCACCGCGACAACTGCAGCGACCGCGATCAGAGGAACATTCACGTATCAAAAGACGGCTGTGCCGACAACATATATCAATTAAGGGGGTATGGGTAATGGTAGTCTACAAAAACTTACACATCGGAGACAAGCTGGACATGGTCTATGTCAAATCGGATGACGGAAAGAAAATCCGCCTTGAGGACTCGGAGGAGCTTCTGGATGAGGCACTCTTCCCTGTTGCGGAGAATCTGCATTACATCGAAACCGACATCCCGATTGACGCGCTGAAGGACGAAGCACCCGAAGTCGTTGAGGTGGTCTTTGGGAACTACATCACCGCAGCACGAGCGACCGAGCTTGCTCCGGTCATCAACGCCGCCGTCCTCGAAGTCCAGACGGACGAGGATGCGGTAGTCACACCGGAGCTGTATCCGAAATGGTCAGGCGAGGGCGTGAGCTATGTCACGGATCAGCGAGTGCGTTACAACGGAATCCTGTATAAAGTCCTCCAGCCTCACACCTCACAGCCGGACTGGACACCGGATGCCGCAGTATCGCTGTTCGCCCGTATCCTCAATCCCGATCCGGAAGTCATCCCGGTATGGGAACAGCCTGATTCAACGAATCCGTACATGACCGGCGACAAAGTGCACTTCCCGACTGCAGACGATCCGGTTTACGAGTCACTGATCGATAATAATGTATGGAGTCCTGAATCGTATCCGCAGGGATGGAGAGAGGTGAACTGACATGGAGATTTTACAGACAATATTCGGGGGTCTGCTTGGCGGCGGCTTAATCGGGCTGATTGAGTTCCTGATCCGCCGGAAGGATGACAAGGAAGAGAAGAACGACATCATATTAAAGAAGCTGGACGAGCTCGACCGGAAGATCGGACAGGTCGAGGCGAAGGCAGACGAAAGAGGAGCGGTCGAATCCCGCGTCAGAATCCTGCGGTTCGAGGATGAGCTGCAGGAAGGCAGACGGCACAGCAAGGACAGCTTCGACCAATGCCTGTCAGATATAACCTATTACGAACAGCACTGCGAGGAGCATCCGAAGTTCCGGAACAACCAGACACAGGCGACCGTGGAACACATCAAAGCAGTGTACACGGAGCGGCTGGAGAAACATGATTTCTTATAAGGAGGAGTAAAATGAATAACCTGATCTTTAACGTACTTGCGGCTGTGATCGTTGCGCTGATCGGTGTCATCACGAAGAGCCTGCTTCCGTTCCTGAAGGCGAAGAAGGACGAAGCGACTGCACGGCTCAGGCAGACGCGCTGGGCATGGGCTGCGGACATCATTGACGCGGTGGTGCGTGCGGTAGAGCAGACGGCTGCGGAAGACATCCATGGCCTTGACAAGAAGAAGCTCGCACTCATGTACATCAATCCTTGGCTCATGAAGAACGGGATCATCCTCACACCGGAATAGGTTGATTCGCTGATCGAAGCAGCAGTGCAAGCCATGAACGAGGGGATCGTGTTCACGGAGGCGAAAGATGACGAGATACAGCCTGACGAGTGATCAGCTCCGAGGGCTTGCCAATCTCTGTTATCAGGAGCAGGGGAGCGTTGCCGGATCGAAAGCGGAGGCATCCCTGATTGCAAACCGGTTCGAGCTGTTCGGCGCGAAGTACTCCGACATCTACAATTACGCACGTTCCAGCGGGTGGTTCAGCAAGGCAGGGTATTGGATGGACTACGGTTCCGCACCTTCTTCCGTGGTGGAGGGGGTGCGCGATGTCCTCATGAACGGTAACCGAACCTTACCTATTTATATAGATGAGCACGATTGCTTGTCCGACATCAGGAGTATCAGTACCGGATCGGTCAGGGAACGGGGCGATTATATCCCGAATGAGACCATCGTCAGGAACGCCTATGGCTCGACATGGACCTTCTACAGTTTCCCTGCGACCGGCTCCGATCCGTTCGGGTACACGGCTGAAGCCTATGAAAAGGTGAAGGGTAAGGGCGCGATCCCGAAGGTACCGGACACGACCAAAGAGGTTACAGCCTCAGAGATCATCAGCAGGGCGAACCATTACATCGGATACGAGGAGAAGGCATCTGCGAAGAACCTTGAGGATTTCCATGCAAACGTAGGCTCGAACAACTACCAGAAGTTCCAGCCGCTTGTGAACGCGGGGAACGGTGATGAGTGGTGCCAGTTCTTCGTGGACGGCGTAGCGGTTGAGGTTTGCGGCTCGATCAAGGCAGCACAGCAGCTTCTCTGCATGCCGTCACTCAGCTATATGACAGGATACACACCGGACGGAGCGCAGGGATTCAAGGACGCGGGACGCTGGTACACGACACCGGAGCCTGGGGATGTGGTGTACTTCTATTCCTCGGCAAAGGGTCGGATCGGTCATGTCGGCTATGTGGTTTCGGTCGATAAGGCGACCAAAACCTTCACCACGACCGAGGGGAACACCAGAGCGGACACGTACCATGAGAATGGCGGATGCGTTGCCCACCATACCTACAGCTATGCAACGGTCGGCGGAAAGAATCGCGTAAACGGCTTCGGACGACCGCGCTACACAAAAGGGAGCGGATATATGTTTACTGTGAAGTTAGTCCAGAGAGGATCAGAAGGACCGGATGTGAAGCTGCTCCAGCGCCTGCTGAAGTCCATGAATATCAAGGGCAGGGACAAGAAGACGCTGAAGGTGGATGGCGTGTGCGATGACAACACCGTCTATGCGATCTGCGTCTATCAGGCACGGCGGAGGAAGCACGGCGTGGATGTCGGCACGAACGGCAAGAGTGACGGGCAGTGCGGACAGAAAATGTGGGCCGATATTCTGGGGCTGTAAAACGTGGAATAATTCCGTGGAATAATCGTGTCTCACATAGCGAGAAATTTCTCACATACTGAGAATATTCTCATATACTGAGACACAAAAATACCGCTGTTCTGGGGGGATACCTAGAACAGCGGCTTTCTGTTTCGTGCGGAAGGCGGGACTTGAACCCGTTCCCCTGCATTAAATTTTCGCGTGGTTGACATCAATTTCGATGTCGTGGAATAATCGCGTGGAATAATGGGCTAATTTTGCTCGTTTTCCTTCTTATGTTTATACCGCTCGAGCAGTTTTTCGTTCACATCGTCCTGAGTCCGTTGGAGCCGTGACCTGTACCGAGATTTCATGACATGGTCGGTTTTCCATCCGCCACGGGAAAGGATATAGGCTTCCGGGATGCCGGCATCCGACATATCGGTCGCTGCGAAGTGCCGGAGCCCGTGCATGGTGATCCTGTACCCGTGGTTTCTCATCCATCTGGCAAAGGACAGGGAAAGCTGCTTCGACACGAACGGAGTCACGAACATGTCCAGCGGGTATGTCTTGTCTACATCAAGAATTATATCCGCCTTCGTCCGCTTTTTATAGCCTTCCGTGATCTTCTGGACGATCCAGTCCGGCATCACGACCTTGCGGTTCGATTCCTCCGCCTTGGGTGGCTTGATGTGGTAGCGCAGGGAGTCATCAAGAACCATGTCGCGCCGCACATGGATCGTGGTCCCTTGGATGTCATCAAGCGTGAGAGCGCATATCTCCCCGACCCGGAGCGTTCCGTATGCCGCGAGGAGAAGGGGAATCTCGTAATCCGTGCCCTCCGCAAGCTTCGCGATCGCTTCGACCTCGGACACCTCCGGGACATAGATGTCCGGCTTCACTGCCTGCGGTAGCGAGACGATCGGAGGGCGATAGTCCTGTGATGAGATCACGGCGGAGATGAACCCGTAATAGTTCTTCACCGATTTCGGGGACAGGTCTTCTGCCAGCTCATTGATGACGGACTGCAGCTGTCGCTTCGTGATACGGCTCACAGGAAGCCCACAGAAGGACGGAAAGTCCTCGGACAGGATTTTCTTCCTCGAAACATAATCACGCACTGTAGAGGGCGAGAGACGGCTTCTTGAGGACGCGATATATTCATCCATGGCCTTGGAGAATGTTCCCCTGGGCGACTTGTCCCTGTGTTCGTCCTCGTACTCCGCAGCCATGCGGATCGCACGCTTCTCATCAAAGTCCGTGAAGGTCTCGTAAATGTAATTACCTTTTTCGTTTTTCTGCCCGGTGGAAACCTTGACGCGTGTTGCACCGGACGGGAGCTTCTCTATGTGCATGCAAACCTCTGCTCTATGTGTTATAATATACGTGACACAAGTATCCCTTGAAATTCCCTGCATTACCCTGCTCTACACCTCCCGCAGGGTAGAAGATAGCCGTCCTTCCGGGCGGCTTTTCTTTTGCTATTTATTTCCAATAAAACTCACCGGACTGGTATCCATCTTCGAGGAAATCATATGGACAACTACTATAATCAACAGCCTTCATGATGATATAGTATGTGCCTGCAGGCAGTATCTTCTCAGAGATGATGCGCATGGATTTAGTAGCTTTTTGCGTAGTGGCGGAAATCCATCTTCCTCTTGAATCTCGAATATCGACATAAAAACCTGTATTAGTCCAGACGGTAACACGCTGTTTTGCTGTAAGCTTGATCTTGTACCAACGATTGTAATTATGGAGCGAGGTCTGCGTGACATTTCGCTTCACGTTTTTTGCAAGTGAAGAGGCTTTAGCTCTGGAATAATTCCCTCCGAAGGTCCGCTTCGTGATCGTATATTTGAATTTGACTTTCTCCGGTGCCATGAGATAGTAAGCACCTTTATCAAGGCCAAGCCGTAAGCCGGACACGCTTGCATATACAATATGATGGTCATCGTCTGACTCAAACATTTTTTGGGTCGGTTTGGCGTCATAAATGGACACGTTTCCATATTTCGGCAGGTTCGATATTTCAAGCTTAAGCTCTCCCGAATATGGCATATAAATCCTGTAACAATATTGAACATAGTTATCGCCAGAATAGGTGTCGTTTTTCTGCGTGTACCATGTTTTCTGCTTCGTATTGATTGAGGTGTAGACCATTGCTGCGGAGACGATGGAGCTTGTGCCCACGATCCCTATCACGAAAGCGAGGATCAGTAACGCTGATTTAATCCTTTTCATTTCATATCCCTCATGATTTTTTTGATTTTCCCATTAGCCACAATGAAACCGATACCTGACAGAAGCGCGGAAGCACCTCCGATCATGCAGGCGATACCGATGTCACCGAAAGCAACACTTCCGGCACCGAGTCCGCCAATTCCTACGAGAATTAACAAGATACCAATAAAAATCAATTTCATCCCCTCCTTTTGAAATTAAATTTTAAGCAGCTTGATTATTTGAAATCAGGATCAGCTTTATTCTCTTCATACAGTTCCAACTGTTTCTCGTTCCAGAGGAGCGTACCCATCATCGCGGCCTCACGTTTGTGCTTCTTGAGCTGACGAATGATTTTGCGATGCTCTCGCTCAAACATCTCATGGTGCTGTTTCCGCCGTTCATCCCATTTCCTCATCCTGGCATCGTCACTTAACGGCGGGTTCGCAACTTTATCCTCAAGCAGAATAATATGGTGCGCTCTGGATTCGATCAACTGTACATCCGATTTTTCCCAGTCGTTATTTCGAATATGATCAAGAGCATGGTCGAATGCTTTCTTCAGTGAATCATGGCTGTGCCTTGCGTTAAGCAGAATCGTATAAGAACCGTCCGTGTTATATATGACCTGCTCTTTGATTCTGGTATCCATATCAGCAAATACGATATTCAGATCATCAACAACCTGCGAAGTCATCAGCATCCTCCGGGTGTTCCAAAAGATACATTTTCTTTAACATCTCATAGTGAGCCTGGAAGCTCTCCGGGTCCATCGTGCGCTTCATGTGGAACAGCGACCGCATCTGAGGGTCATCGAACATTTGCTGTGCTATGCGTGCGGTCTCTGGGTTCTCGTAATATCCATCCGTTTCCGTGTCATTTCCGAGCAGATAGTCCATGCTCACGCCAAAAAGGTTGGCACATTTTTCGATAAAATCAAAATCCGGCTCACGTTTCCCCCTTTCATACATTCCGATTGCACTGCGTGAAATCTGCATCTTTTGGGCGAGTTGTTCTTGGGTCAGTTTTGATTGCTCCCTTAATTCCTTTAAGCGTATAGCGAATTTATTCATGCAATCACCATGCTTTCTTTATGGAGTAAGGTCTTAATGCTACTTTGATAATACCACGGAGCGTGGCGCAAATAAATACCTGCGTCACATTTAGTGTTGACACGTTTTGTGGTGTGGTATATACTTAAGATGTCACAGATAGTGACAGAAAATTTAGAAAGGAGAGATGAAGTGGACGGGGTAGAAATCGGAAGACGACTTGTGCAACTCCGAGGGGAACGGACACAGGATCAGGTCGCGGATGACCTTGGAATAAGCACCTCGGCGGTCGGGATGTATGAACGTGGGGAACGCATTCCGAAAGACGAGATCAAGAAGAAAATCGCCGAGTATTTCGGCAAGACAGTGCAGGAAATTTTTTTTGATTAAGAATGTCACGGATCGTGACGGAGAAAGGGGAAAAGCAATGAAACAGTACAGGGCGGAGGTCGTTAATGATCGTTCTGGCGAGAGGATGGAAGTGATGGAGTTCACTCGCAAGCGTTTCACAAAAAGGGAATGGAAGAATCTTCTCGCATCGATGTTCATTTTCGCGGCAGACAGCATTGACAACAGAGAGCTTCACACAAGCGTCTATGAGAATGACAGCGAGGTTCTGAAGATTGCCTGCGACACGAAGGTGGATGGTTCCAATATTTGGGCGAATATCTACGCGAACAATGCCTTCGTGAGAACGATGACGATTGCAGACTGAGAGAAAGGGGAAAGCAATGAGCAAGAGATTCATGGGCTACGAAGAGAAGTACTACTTCAATGAGCCAGAGGTACGGGAGCTGCTTCGGGACAAGTACACGATTGATCCGGCATTCATCGCGCTGGTCGTCAACGACCTCTGCGGAGACGATCCGGTCACGGCGGATGAGATTGGGGACTCCGCCGCACTGATCAGCAGAGTATGCGGAATCCAGAACACGCGGATCGCGCTGAACGATCTGTTCAAGATTTCCGCCGCTTGTGTGCCTGAGCCGGTGTACGCATGAGACTCAGCAGGCTTGAGAAGTTCCGCAGGGAGGTCGGCGGAGTGATCGACAAGGGCCTCCGGGATTCCGGTACGGATCGCGCGTACATCGCAGAGCGTACCGGCATCCAGTACAAGACTTTATGCAGGAAAGTACGTGATCCCTGCGAGATGAAGCTGGGGGAGCTGATGAGGATCACGGATGCGATGGGGTTACAACTAAATATCACAATGGGGAGTAAAGAAAATGAAGGGAAGAGACACAGATGAGTTATTGATCACCGTACCGCAGGCTTTACAGGACATTTTCGAGGATAGACGGCGAGAATCGCATGAGCGTCATGAGATGACCATCCAGAGCCTTGAGAGGGCAATCCGCAGAAGGGAGCGGATCAGGGCAGTCCTCGCAGGCACTGGTTTTCTGGTGGCGTTCTGCGGGGCGGGATCGATGGAATTCAGCGACCTGACACTCGGAGGGACGAGCGCCATGGTGATCGGGCTGGTCGTAATGTTGTTCGCAGCATTCGGCATCAGGAGATAAAGAGAAAAGCCCATGCGGATGGGGTCCACATGGGCAGGGAAAAGCAATCTGGGCGGACTGCTTTCTCCCAGTATAGAGGAGGAAATGAAAAATGTCAAAAGTATACGTGGATTGCATTGTATGCGGTGAGGAGATCAAGGACGAGCAGTGCTTCTGCTACGATCCGGCAGACTGGAAAAACCAGTGCGTCTGCGAACGCTGCAGAAAAAAGATCGAGGCAAGGGTCAATGAATTTGACGCAGTAGCCGGAGACATCGTACACGACCTGTTTTTCGACAGGATGATAGAAACGCCGTGGATTCGGGAAGAGATCGCATAGGAGGTATGAGATGGAATTCAGAGCATTAAGAGCGGACGAAGTTGAGGTCCGCATCGGACAGGTTAAAAAGGCGGAGGACGGCAAGCCCGGAGGGGTGAGCCTCCTCCTGTACAAGGATGCGAGATGCGACATGAATGTTCTCGATGAGACGGTCGGGACATTCGGCTGGAAGAAAGAGTACAGCAGAGATAACCGGAACTGCACCGTGTCCCTCTGGGACGATGAGAAGAAGCAGTGGATCGGGAAGGAGGACACCGGCACCGAGAGCAACACGGAAGCCGAGAAGGGGCTCGCCTCCGACAGCTTCAAGAGGGCCTGCTTTAACTGGGGCATCGGTCGGGAGCTTTACACCGCGCCATTCATCTGGATCAAGGGAGCAGGCAAGTACGACCGCTTCTGGGTGAGAGAGATGGAAGTCGAGAACCACAAGATCACGAAGCTTGTGATCGGTGCCTGCGATCAGTGGGGCAACCACTCCGATGTGATCGCCTTCGAGTATCCGAAGAAAGCTCCTCAGACGAAGCAGAAGGCCGCAGAACAGGCGATAGACGAGGCAAGCAGAGACCTTGACGCTCGGATAGACGAAACGCATTACAGGGCGTTTGAGAAACAGATCAGAGCTTACGGGTTATCCGTCAGAGCGGTCCTTGACTACTTCGGGATCGAGAAACCGAGCGACATTACCTACCAGACGGAGCACGACATCGTGGTGCAGCTTCCGGAGCTTGCGAAGCAGGCACAGCGTCCGGCATAGGAGGCAGACGATGAAGTTCACGATTGAGGGGCGGCTCCCGTCCCTCAATGAATACATAAAGGCCTGCAGAACGGCGCCGGTGATCGGTAACCGGATGAAGCATAAGGACGAGGAGCTGATCACGATCTACATCCGGAAGGCGAAGCTGAAACCGATCTACAAGCGGGTCAGGATTAGCTACACGTTTTACGAACCGAATAACCGGCGTGACCTCGACAATGTGAGCGGCTACGCGCATAAGGTCATACAGGACGCGCTGGTCAGGGCAGGTATTCTCTCGGACGATTCCTGGGGCTACATCACAGGGTATCGGGACAGCTTCGAAATTGATAAGAAAAGACCTCGGATCGAGGTCGAACTCAAAGAGGAGGAATGATATGGCAGACGGATTCGTGTTCTATGCAAGCTTTTACGAAGCGATCGAAGAGCTTGAGCCGGAAGACAAGCTTGCGGTTTATAACGCCGTTTGTCAGTACGGTTTGTTCGGGATTGAGCCGGAATGCGGTGGTACGGTAAAGGCTATGTTCAAGCTGATCAAGCCTCAAATCGATGCAAACACGAAGCGAAGGGAAGCAGGCAGGAAGGGCGGAGAAGCAAACGCCAAGCAAACTGAAGCAACCCCGAAGCAAACCGAAGCAAACGCCAAGCAAACTGAAGCTAAAGTAAAAGATAAAGTAAAAGAGAAAGAAAAAGAAAAAGATAAAGCTAAAGACAAAGCAAAAGAGAAAGAAGATTCTTGCTCTGAGCTTTCTGACGAAAGCTTCGAGCCGGAGGCGGATGTCGAGGTGATCCCCTTGAATGACGGATCAGGATGGAGACCGACCGCCTCCGAGTATGAAGAACTATGTCGGCTGTATCCGGGGGTCAATGTTCAGCAGGAGTTTCGCAACATGAGAGGGTGGTCCATGTCGAACCCCTCGAAGCGGAAAACGAAGACCGGCGTGAAGCGCTTCGTCAACTCTTGGCTGTCCAGAGAACAGGACAGAGGAATAAGAGCCGCGCCGATCAGGAACGGAGGCGGAGCGTTCGAGAAGCTTGCTGATCTGTACAGAGAGGAGGTAGAGCGTGAAAAAGGCGGAAATGCTGCAGATTATTGGGCGAATTACAGCGATGTATCCTAGACACTTCGACCGCCTGACAACGACCGACCTTGACCGCATGGTTGAGGTCTGGGCGGATGTGATGGAGGACTACACCTTCGAGCAGGTCTGCTACGGGCTGAAGGCATTCATCGCAAGCGACACGAAGGGATTCCCTCCGGTGCCTGGACAGATCATCGACCAGATCGTGAAGGCATCAAAGACCGACCAGCTTCAGGCGCTTGAAGCATGGGACATGGTGCGAAGAGCTGCACGGAACAGCACGTACAACTCCGAGGAGGAATTTGCGAAGCTTCCGGAGATCGTCAGGAAGGTTCTCGCGTCTCCGTCTGCTTTGTCAGCCATGGCTGCGCTTGATTCGGATTCGATCGGGGTACAGCAGGCACACTTCATCAAGGCATTCAACGAGGAGCTGAAGCGTCAGGAATATGCCGCGAAGCTTCCGGAGAGCGTGAAGGCGCTGTACCAGAAGACAACACCAAAGATAGAGAGGACTGTGATTGACGGCCGGCTGTTGATCGCAGAGTAAAGGGGAAAGCATGATAGGGAAAGCATCACAGATCATCATGAAGCTTGTGGGACTTGTGCAGGCCGGTGATGACCAGATTTACGAGGTGCGGTTATATAAAGCGCCTAGAACGAAATCACAGAACAGCTATTACTGGAGCTTGCTCTCGAAAGTGGCGGACGCGCACCGCATGAGCAAGACGGAGCTGCATAACCGGATGCTGCGGGACTATGGGCAGGTTTTGAAGGTGAAGGACACCGTAGCGCTGGCATATCTTCCGGATACGGACGAGGCGGAGAAGCAGGCGCTTGAGATGGAAACGCTGCATTTGAAACCGACCTCGCAGGTTCAGCAAGACAAGAACGGTATCATGCGGAGGACTTACGTGATTCTGAAAGGGTCGAGCGACTACAACACGGCTGAGATGTCCGCGCTTGTAGATGGGATCGTCCAGGAGGCGAAGCAGCTAGGGATTGAGACCATGACACCGGCGGAGCTTGAGCAGATCAGGGTCATCGAAAGACGCGCCGAGGAGCGGAAGAAACGGAGGGCGAGCTGATGGAGGTATGGAAGTCTATCCCGGACACGACAGACGCGATGGTCAGCAGCTTCGGGCGGATCGCGGTCGCAGGGCAGATCATCACGCCGCAGACGGACTCCGAAGGCTACAAGCGGTGCACGGTCGCGCCAAACAAGCGGAACAGGGTGCATCGATTTGTGGCGGAGGCGTTCATCGCGAATCCGGAAGGCAAGCCGATGGTGAATCACAAGGACGGGAACAAGGGCAACAACCGAGCCGACAATCTGGAATGGGTCACGGCGAAAGAGAACGCGCAGGCGGCTTCCGAACAGGGGCTATTGCATCAGGGCAAGAAGCGTCCGGTCGTGGCGATCGGGAACGGCAAGATCGCTTTCTTTTCCAGTCAGTCAGAGGCGGCGTTCGTCCTCGGCATCCCTGCGAGGGAGATCAGCAAGGCCATGACAGGACGGCGGAAGACCGCGCACGGATACAGGTTCAGCTACGAGGTATAGAAGTACAGGGGAGAGCATGAAACGAAAAGAGACACCATGTAAGGACTGCGAGGACCGGACCGTCTCACCGAACTGCCATACACACTGCATCGCTTATGCAGCGTTCCGGTCAGAGGTGGCAAAGGAGAGGGAACGCAAGAGCGAGTTTGAAATCCTCTTCCATGACATCGAGGTGGGACGGAAGACAAACAGCAGGCAGATAAAGGGAAGAGGATGAGCAAAGCAAGCGACTTGGACAGCGCCAGATTGCAGGGTATGCAGTATGCACTGAAGCGCATCAAGGAAACTGACATAGACGAGTTTACAAATGAGTTGAAGTGGAGGTGCAACGTCAGGATCGGCGTTAACCTCCGCCCCCAGGAGCTGATTGAATCATGGCAGAAGATTCAGACGAAACTGGATGCGACAATGCGGTGCATGGCAATCCTCACTCTGCATGACGAGTTTGACTTTGATCGGGAGGAATTGCAGAGATTCGTGAACCGGTGGAATTTGAAGGCGGAGTGCCTGCTAGAGAACTATGCGAAATGGGATGATTACATCAGGCTTGTGGAGGAGATCACAGGCGAGAACTTCGAGGTGGAATACAAATGATTTACGGAATCACAAGCGAGGGCGGACGGTACAGAGTGTACCACCTGCTTGATCCGACCAAAGGAGACAAGGAAAGCAACAGACGATACTGCGGAAGCTTCGACAACGAAGACCGCGCAAGAGAATACAAGGGAGCATTGGAAACGATGCCGGAGCCGGAGGGAAGCGAATGAGCGAAGAACTGAAGCCGTGCCCGTTCTGCGGGGGTAAGGTTGAATTGATGAGTCTCATGACACCTATCGAGATGTTTTACTGCTTGAATTACAAAGAGTGCGGTGCGGTCGTCAGCTTCAACAATGAGATTTGCGACCGAGAAGCAGGGAATAAGCACAAGATCAGAGCATGGAACAGGAGGGAAACGGAATGAAAAAACTGTCAGTATATGACGCAACGAAAGAGGAATTAATTCAGTATTTCTTCCAGCCGGATTGTTTTGGTGGAGGTTATCGCATTCCGACGATGAAAGACAAGTTCCTGATGTGGCTAAAGAAGAAGCGGGACAAGGAACTGTTGGACGCTCATGACACAGCTATAGGAGATTCACAGCGACATCTGAAAGAATATGTCCGGCTTATAAAGTTGGCAAATGATACAGCCGACATAGATAAAAAGCTTGAGATATTCGATCAGGCGAACAAAGCTTATCAGCGGTGGGAGCTGGCAGAAAAGCATTATCAGGCACTCGACAAGAGGTTATTGGACAGTCTTGGAGTTTGATGGAGGGCAAAGCATGACAACCTGTGACAACTGCAAATACAGCGTCCAGGACTGGACGAACCCGAACAACCCAGACCACTACTGCCGGAATGAGGATTCGAGCCATTACGGATATAACACGATGGATTTATGCGGATGCGAGGAAGGGGAGGACAAAGATGTATGAGCAGCTCTCAATCTTTGATTGGATGCCGACAGCCTGCACTCCGACAGCATACCCCGACATAAACGACATCAGTGAAGCGGAAGCCGTGCGGATTGTCGGTGAAGAGATCGGGATGACTTTCGCCTACAACGACCGCTTTCGGGAATGGCAAGCGAAGCGCGGCAAGCTGAAGTTATCGATAGAGTACGGGCATTTCAATCTGAATGATAACCATGACCTGTTTTTAGGGGTCGGCTATGCATTCGGGACGGACGGCGGAGGATCACCTAGTAATGGGATTGAAGCGGCGATCAAATATTTTGAACGGGTAAAGGAGAGATACGCATGACAAAACAAGAACTCATCGACCATTTGCAGCACCTAGAGAAATACACGCACTACTCGGAGGACGCGCCGGCACTGCGGGAAGTCATTGAGATGCTGAAGTGTTCGGAAATGCCGAACGGTTCGGTAGAACGCACGCAAGAACGCACGGAAGACATTGACAAGTGTCCGACAGCAATGGAAATGCTACATGGCACACTGCACATTACCGTTGACCATGACATATCCAATGTATATAGAGTTTGGTTGTCGCAGAAGGGTACTCATTACGGCGAACTGTACTACCCAGATTATACCGATGAAGAAATCCAGAAGATGCAGGATTTGGAGCAGACACAGTTGGATAAAGCGTATGAAATCGGAATACAGTCCGCACAGCCAGACCTCTCCGAGTACAGCGACAAGCTGTGGCGTAGTGCATATGAGCGTGGAAAGAGGGAAGCACAACCAGAAATCATCTATTGCAAAGACTGTAAATATCTCGATATTCAAGGTACTTACGGAGAATGCGGAAAAGGGATTCTCGGAATCGTTAACCGTGATGACTTTTGCAGTCGAGCAGAAAGGAGAGAAGAATGACTAGATATGAAGCAATCGACATTTTGAAAAATACAATAGTGCGGTTTGAACGAACCAACGGTAAGACGGTTTATGCTGAAGCTTTACAGATGGCAATCAAAGCACTGGAAGAACCGCAGTGGATTCCGTGCAGTGAGAGATTACCTGAAAATGATAAGAGCGTTCTGGCAACGACTGCATGGGGGGAAGTGACAATAGCAGAACGAATTTATCCGCCCATCAACGATACTTGTTGGTTTATTCATGATGGCAATACGAATGCAACAATTGATGATGTTATCGCATGGATGCCATTACCAGAACCATACGAAGGAGGAAACGATGTATAAGCTACTAACCCCGGATTTCAGAGAACAGATTAACCGTGGAATCGACCGCAATATCGAGGAACTGCTAAGATGCGACAGGAACCCGTATGTGAATGGAGCAATCAACGCATATCAAATACTGCACAATATGATTAACAGTTTACCTGATGGGTTTCCGATATACGTGGAAAAGAGGCGGAGTACAAAGGATGATCGTTAAATGCAAACCTACACAGCCGGACAAAGAACCATGCCCGATGATCCGCTATTGTCTTGCACGGCTTACGGACAGGACAATCACAGGATGCGGAATACCGCTCTGGTATGGTGGAGTGATTAGGCGAGATGATATAAAAGTTGAGCATACAGTAAGGAGAGGTGAAGAGGAATGTACGAAGAAGATATAAAAGCTGTGAGAGAGTGGCTTGCGTCTGATGAAAGACCTTTCTGCTACTGCCACACAGAAGAGAATGACGGAGAAGATGTGATGTTTGTCAGCGCAGGTGATTTTGAAGATTTTGCTGATTTCCTCAGAGAGAATGTACTAGACCTGATTTGTATTCATGGGAAGATTGGCAATGATGGCGTATGGTTTTCGACTGCCGATCTGGAGAAAGCGGAGTTCTATTGAGAGGTGAAGAGGGATGACAGACGAGGAATATTATGAAAGCCGATGCCCTTATACGGATCAAAGCTGTATAAACGACTGGAACTGTCAGACCTGCAAGATTGAAGCAGAAGAACGGAGATGGATAGAAATGATGAGAGGTGAAGCGGAATGATCCAGTTAGCTATCGGATTGGTTCTCGGCTTGTGGTTCGGGTTCGTAGTAGCGGCAGTATTGGGGAATGATAGAAGATGAGCGGATTCCTGGCATCAAGACCAAAGTGCAATGATCCGAGGATATGCTTCGCGAAGTCGAAAGACGGGCTGTGCTGTGCTCTGTCTGAGTCGTATCCTCCGGGGGTGAAGTGCAAGTTTCGGAAGCGCGAAAGGGGTGATCGCTGTGAAGGTGACACGCCACGCGAAACAGCGCATCCATGAACGGGAAGGGCTTGGAAAGTCAGCAACGGAGCGGAAGGCACAGCTGGCATTAGAGCGTGGGTACAGGCACTCGGATACAAAGGGTGAGCTGAAAAAGTGGCTCGATGAGCAATGGGAGTATAAGCGGACAGCGAACGGCATGAGGATATATGGTGATAAGCTGTATGTCTTCGCCGGGCTGACGCTGGTGACGGTGCTGCAGGTACCGCCAAAGTTCACGAGGAACATGAAGGCGTATATCAGGAGGGAATCATGATCGAGGTATTGCTGTTGATTTCATTGGGGATCCAGATTGCGACATTCGGGGTGCTGATTGCTGCGTTTATCGGCATGGCATATTAGCTGACGGAGGGGTTTCGGTGACTAAGAGAACGAAGGCCTGTGCGATTCCGATCTAGGTGAAGCGCAGAGTATATGACAGAGATGAGGGACTGTGCATCTTCTGCGGACGACAGGGGGCACCGAATGCGCATGTTATTGCGAGGTCGCACGGTGGTCTGGGGATTGATCAGAACATCGTCACAGCATGCGCTGAGTGCCATCGGAGGATGGACAACAGCACGGAACGAAAAGCGTATATCGCCCATGCAGAGCAGTATCTGCGAGGGATATACGGAGACGAAGCAATGAGAAACAGGACATACAGAAAGGGGATTACATGAACCGTATCTATTTAACAGGCAGATTAACAGAAGACCCGACCGTGAGGACAACGCAGGCAGGGGACACGGTCGCGACTTTCAACGTAGCAGTGGATCGGGATTACAAGAACAAGGACGGCAAGGTCCCTGCGGACTTCTTCCGGTGCACGGCATTCGGGAAACAGGGCGAGTTCATCGAGAAGTATTTCGAGAAGGGGAAGCCGATCCTGATCGAGGGCTCGATGCGGAACAATAACTACGAGGACAAGAATGGCGTGAAGCATTACGGCGTGGATATTACCGTGGCGCGGGTGGAGTTCTTCGGCGGGGAAAAGGCAAAGAAGGAAGAACCGAAGAAGGAAGAGCCACAGAAGGACAGCAACGGCTTCATGCAGGCATCCGGCCTTGAAGAAGACCTGCCCTTTATGTGAGGTGGAGCATGGGGAAAGCAGCATTTTACCCTGATTGCGGATTTCCGGGGCAGTGCGGGGCACGGTGGAACGGCTATTGTTCCCTGCTTACGGCTACGGATTTTGACAAGAAGTGCCCGTTTCAGAAGGAAACGCTTCCGAACCTGCCGAACATGGTGATCAAGATGAACACGGAAGGGGCATCGAACAACGAGATTTCGCAGACCCTTCGCCTGACACCAGCTCTGGTGCGGCGGATCATCGAGGCGGCAGGCAGGGAGGGCAACAGCTACCACAGGAAGCGCAAGGCAACGGCGGAACAGCTCCAGAAGGCGCGGAAGATGTGGAAAGAGGGACGCACTTACGCCGCGATCAGCATCGAGCTCGGCTTCGCAGAAGTGACAATACGCTCATGGAACCGGAAGGGGTGGATATGATGGACGATGTAATCGGGATTCTGGTCAGCTACATGCTGACATCACTTGCCATTGGCTTGTGCTGCTGGCTTCTGGGGCATCCGTTTAACTGGAGAATAGCGACAGCAGGCTGGATCATGGTCAGCCTCGTGAGGCGTAAGGTTGAATAAATCCCGACACAAGGCGATAGGCATCACAAAGTACCGGATGTATGAGCTCCGGTACTTTTGCATGCAGTATGGTCAGTGGGTGCACAAGATCAAGGATGCAAGGAGCTCCGACATGGAGAAGCTGCTGTGCGCGGCAAAGCTCCGTCTGGTCGATGAGTCCGTGCATGAGGCAGCTCCGGAGATTGCTCCGTTCCTCTTGGAATCGGTGACGCATGAGGGCGTATCTTATGACACGCTACGGGGTCGTGGGATGCCCTGCGGAAAGAATTATTTCTACGATGCACGGCGGATGTTCTTCATCATCCTCGATAAAAAGAGGGGGACGCAGGGGACACTTGTTTGATTTACAATGCAGACAACGGCGAGTATTCATAGTTTCCTTTCATGCAGTTGCGGTGGCTGGAGCGCTTCGGGAGTCATGATCCTGGGGCAAGGGTCCGAATCCCTTCACCGTAATTAACCAATGCGATATATCGCAGTTGCCGGTATGGTGTAAGGTTGCACGTAAGCCCCGCGCAGGACGCGGGAAACGACAGGGTGGTTCGAGTCCACATCCGGCAGGCACGCGAGCGGGGACGGCATGGCAATGACACGGACCCTGCGAAGACCGTGAAGGGACGGAAGTGTGCGCCGTCCCGTCTGGGGGTATGGTCAAGCGGTTAAGACGCCGTGCTCTAAACACGGAAACGGGGGCTCGAATCCCCCTACCCCTTTTTATGGAGGTACATGGATGAAATTAAGCGTTGAGTATGTTCCGATCGGGAGCGTGAAGGAGTACGCGAACAATGCGAAGCTCCATCCGGCGGAACAGATACAGCAGATCAAGGAAAGCATCAAGCAGTTCGGGGACTGCGATCCGATTGGGGTATGGCACGACCCGAAGAAGGACGAGGATGTCATCGTAGAAGGACACGGACGCTACAGGGCACTCCTTGAGATGGGCGAGACTGAGATACCGATCATCCGGCTTGACCACCTCACAGACGAACAGCGGAAGGCGTATGCGCTCGTCCATAACAAGTTGACGATGAACAGCGACTTCGACACGGACACGCTCCTCGGTGAGCTTGACGAGATTCTGGACATAGATATGAGCGAGTTCGGGTTTGATGATAATTCTATAAACGATCTGTTAGAAAATGAATTTTCAGAAAATGGGGGGGGGTACGCGTAACGCTTTGAAAGAACGCTATCTCGTACCACCATTCAGTATTATTTATGGCAATAAGCCTGAGTGGTTAGCAAGAAAGAGAATGTGGGTGAAATTCGGCATCCGCAGTGAGTTGGGGCGTGGCGGACAACTTGTGTTTCAATTTCCAAGATGGATGGCAAGAGGAGCGCAGGACAATCCAGAATCTATGCAGATGGGCTGATAGCGAAACGTGAACAGATAAGGCGCGGAAAGTATGGGAACGCAATCCAAGAACAGAAATGAAATCAGCGATTCAGGAACTTCAATCTTTGACCCCGTATTATGTGAGACTCAATACCTGTGGTTTACGAAAGAGGGAGACGCGATACTCGATCCGTTTGCAGGCGGAAGCGTTCGAGGAATCGTGGCGGTACAGCTCGGCCGCAGTTACACGGGGATAGACCTGCGACAGGAACAGATAGATGCCAACAAGGTGAATGCTGATTTCTGCGGTTTGCAAATAAAGCCAAAATGGATATGTGGAGATAGTCAGGAAATCTGTGACCAGGCACCGGGCGAGTATGATTACGTTTTTACATGCCCACCGTACGGAGACCTTGAAAAGTATAGCGACAATGCGAATGATTTGAGCAACATGGAGGCAGATGAGTTTGATGCGGCATATATAAAAATTCTCCAGAATGCAGTATCAATGCTCAAGGATGACCGATTTGCCTGCATCGTAGTTGGAAATTATAGAGATAAAAGAGGATACCTCCGCGATCTTGTCGGCATTACGGTGAAGGCAATGGAAGACGCGGGGGCACATTACTACAACGATTTTGTATTCGTGACTCCATGTGGGTCATTGCCGATTAGAGCGGGGAAGGCGTTCCAGGCATCGCGCAAGATGGGGAGAACGCATCAATATTGCTTGTGCTTTGTAAAGGGCGATCCGAAAAAGGCAACCGATAGGCTTGGAGAAGTAGAGATACCGGACATGAAACAATATGAAGACGAATATGGTATAGAGCCAGACGGCTCATGAAGAGGTGAGGAGATATGGCACGACCTCGAAAATAGATAGATCAGACGAGCTTTGAAAAACTATGCGGCCTGCAGTGTTCTCTTGATGAGATCGCAGGCTTCTTTGACTGTTGCGAGGACACGATAGAAAACTGGTGCAAGAGGACATACACGGATGAGAACGGCAAACCTATGGGTTTTTCGGAAGTATTCGCCATAAAGCGGAGTGACGGGAAAATCGCACTGAGACGGAATCAGCTTGCGCTGTCCAAGAAAAACGCAGCCATGGCGATATTCCTCGGCAAGCAGTACCTCGGTCAGAGCGACAACCCGGTACAGGAAGGCAAGACAGGCGAGATTCTGGAATCCCTGCAGAAGCTGTTGAGAGATGATTGAGTATTCCGAGAAGCAGAAGAAACTGATCCGCAAGCCGTTCGAGCACTGTCTGGATGTATGCGAAGGGTCACCGAGAAGCGGGAAGACCTTCGCAGCTACTGCACGGTTCGCTCTGCATATCCTTGCAAGCAGAGACACCACGCATCTCGTTGTCGGGTACAGCGCAGAGCAGGCATATCGTCTGATCATGGACGGGGACGGCTACGGCTTACTGCATATCTTCGCAGGGAAGTGCAAGACCTCGCACGATGACTCCGGTGCACATTTGAAAATCTACCTGAGTGACGGAGAGCGCAAGGTGTACTGGAAAGGCGGAGGCAAGGCGGACAGCCACAAGGCCATCACGGGCATGTCGCTCGGTTCGGTGTACTTCTGCGAGATCAACTTGCTGCATCCGGACATGATACAGGAGTGCTTCCGGCGAACGTATGCGGCAAAGGATCGGTGGCACATCGCAGATTTGAATCCCCCTGCCCCCATGCATCCGGTGATCAAGGATGTGTTCGAGGTACAGGACACGGACTGGACGCACTGGACATGCCAGGACAATCCCATTCTGACAAAGGAACGGCTGGAGGAGATCGAGGCGGCATGCAGAAAGTCACCGTTCCTGTATAAGCGCGACTGGCTCGGACTCCGGGCGATCCCTGAGGGGGTCATCTACTGGATGTTTGATGAGCAGAAGCATGTCCTCGACCATTTGCCGGAGGTGCAGAAGGTAGAGATGTACTTCGCAGGCGACGGTGGAGCAACGGACGCGACCTCGATCGGGTGCTATATCGTTGGAAAGAGCGAGGATGGGTACCGGCTGTATCGGGTCGGGAACTGGTATTACGATAGAGGACTCATGGCTATGTCCGATCAGGCGAAGGATGTCTGCGGCAAGTTCATCCCGTACATGCGGAACAAGTACAAGATGAAGGAGTCAGGAATCTACATTGACCCAGCATGCAAGGCGCTCCGGCTTGAGTTCGACAAGCTCGGATTCTTCACGCAGACGGCGGACAACAACGGACATGATGTGAACGGCAACGTGAAGGGAATCATGTGCGGTGTAGAGATGCTGCAGTCAGGCATCACGGAAGGCCGCTTTTATCTGGTCGATGATCCGATCTACGGGATACAGCCATGGATCACCGAGGCAGGGCTCTACTGCATGGACGATCACGGGAGACCGGTGGACGCATACAACCACGCGATGGATGAAACACGCTACGGGCACAACCACTTCGCAAAACGGTATCACCTCTGGGGAGCGCCGCCGGCCGTGCGGCATAAACCGAGAGAATTCTAAGGAGGAAGTAATGGCTATTTACATTGACGCGGACGAAGTACTCGATCTGGAAAATATCCCGTCTTAGGTGCTGCGGCATGTCATCCGGGAGCATCAGCGGCAGGTATCGCGCTGGGACAAGCTTTTAAAGTACTACATGGCGAGGAACACGGTGCCCTCGCATGACACGAACGGAGAGGTCAAGGTCATTGCGGATTATCCGAAGTATATCGTGGACTGCATCCTCGGCTTCTATTTGGGCGACCCTGTGAAGTACGACACGAAGGACGCTGAGACGGATCAGACGATGAATCCGGGAGCTGTGCAGGCAACGGTGCGGAATGGTTCGGTGGTGCGGTATACGGGGGCACAGCAGGATGACATCGACATCACGCCTGTCGTATCCGCGTACAATGACCAGACCATTGCAGAGGTAGACGCAGTCATCGGCAAGGGCATCGGTATCTATGGAGAAATGTACGAGCTTGAGTATGCCTCGGACGATCCCGTGCCGATCCCGAAAAGCACGGCAAGGGACCCGCGTGTAGCGATCATGGTCAGAGACACATCGGTCGAGCATCACAAGCTGTTCTTCCTCACGTATGAGAAGCGGAGACGGATCACGGGCAAGGATTACTATGCGGTGTACATTTACACCGACAAGACCGAGAGACTGTATAAGTCCGACACGATCAATCTCAGCACGGCATCATTCCTGCAGGACCCGGAAGGCGAACGGCCTCACTACTTCGGGGAAGTCCCTGCGGTGGAGTACCAGAACAACAGTGAACGCCTGGGCGACTTCGAGACGGCGCTGTCCCTGATCGATGCATATAACAATCTGCTCTCGAACCGATGTACGGACAAGAACAAGTTTATCGATGCGATCCTCGCACTGTATGGCATGACGCTCACAGACGATCAGGTCGTAAGGCTGAAGGAAGAGAAGATGCTCGACCAGATACCGACCGAGGCGAAGATCGAGTACATTCAGAAGGTGTTCGATGAGAACAGCGTGCAGGTACTCGCGGACAACCTGACAAGGGAAATCCACAAGCAGACCATGACCGTAGACATGACGGACGAGCATTTCTCCGGCAACTCCTCAGGGCAGGCGCTGAAGCTGAAGCTCCTGACAATGAACATGCTGGTCAAGAACAAGATCAGGAATTTCGAGAAGGGACTGCGGAAGCGCTTCGAAATGTATAACCATTGGCTGGCTGTCCAGAATGTCATGCCGGTCGTGACGAAGAATGCGGTCGAGCCGGTGTTCACGGTCTCCATGCCGATCAACGAGGCGGAGCTGGTCACGATGGTGAAACAGCTTCAGGGGCTTGTGGATGACGAGACGCTCCTCAATCAGCTCTGGTTCATCAAGGACGCGGCTTCCGTGCTTGCGAAACTGAAAGCGCAGAAGGAAGAGGAGCAGCGTTCCTACCTCGACACGTTCGGAATCACGGCCATGAATCGGGAGAACATCGGGAACCAGTACGAGGAAGAGGACGATGATTACGACTTCCGAAAGAGGGGGACGCAGGGGACACTTGAATGAGGTATAAAGGAGACTGAAGGATGAGCCTCGCGGTATAGCTCGCAATCGAAAAGGCAGGGGACAAGGCATCCGGCGCGATTAACTCGCGGTGGGCGGGTATCCTTGCCAAGATGCAGAGACGGGCAGAAACAGGCAACACCTCCGGCATCCTGAGGACGATCAAATCCACCTGCGCGATGACGAAGCAGACGGTCGAGGCTCAGATCAGGAACACCTACATCGACAGCTACTACCGTACATGGTATGAGATGCAGGACGCGGAGAGGAAATACTTCCCGCCTCCGAAGCTGTCAGCTCCGCAGATCAACGCGTACATGCATCACAAGCTTGCGGGGCGTACATGGGAGGAACGGCTCCAGAGCCACTTCTCAGGGTACGCGGCAGGCATGAAGCAGATCATCGACAACGGCAAGCGGAACAACATTCCCGATGACGAGATCAAGCAAATGATCCTCGCAAAGACAGGCACGGTCGGGGAGTCAGGCATCACCTACAAGATACAGCGGGTCATCCGCACGGAGAGCAACGCGGCAAGCAATGCTGCAGTGATGTCGGTTTACAGAAGGGCAGGGATAGACGAGTACTATTACAACTCACAGCTTGATGACCGCAGTTGTGAAGAGTGCGACACGCTTGACTGGCAATCCCACAAGCATCCCTTCAAGGTGAAAGAGGCGAAGGTCGGGGTTAACCTTCCCCCGCTCCATCCGAATTGCCGATGCTATACAGAGCCGGTTGAGAGCGACAAGCTCAAGAAGATGATCGAGAAGAAGGGCAAGAAGGGACGGCACATCTCATACAAGACATGGCGGAAACGCTATACCTAAGCTATAACCCCGCAAGGGTTTATATAAACGCACTGCGAGGCACGTACTCGGAGGGCATAACCGCACTTGAGGGCAAGCACCGCAAGGGCACAACAACCAATTAAGGCACGTACTTAGGAGGATTTATGGCAGACGAGATTCTTGAGACCACTACGGAGGCACCTGAAACACCGGATTATACGGAACTGTTGAGCGGCATCGACATGGATGCGGTAAAAGCGGCAGGGGGCATGCTGAAGTACATCCAGTCGCAGGCGGACGCGAGGGCGACAAAGGCGCTGAACACCGCACGGGCGAACTGGGAAAAGGAACAGGCGACAGCCAAGGACGAGGCGACACGCCTTGCCAAGATGACCGAGGCAGAGAAGGCAAAGTACCAGTTCGAGAAAGACCGCGAGGCATTCGAACAGGAACGCGCTAAATTTGCTCACGACCAGCTGGTCGTTGAGACGCAGAAGCAGATGAACGCTGCAGGACTCCCTGATCTGGCGGAGTACATCGTCGGCAAGGACGCGGAGACCACCAAGGCAAATCTGACAACCGTATCGGGGATTTTGTCAGCCTGGAAGCAGACACAGTTGAACGGCATGATGCGCGGCACACCACCGAAGGATGTGACTCCGGGCAGAGTGCTCACCAAGGAAGATATTAAAAGCATGAGCGCGGACGAGATCAACACGGCATGGAAGGCCGGACTGATCGACACGAAGGCGCTCGGAAAGTAAAGGAGAATTATTATGGCAGTGACATCTTTTATCCCGTAGCTGTGGGCGGCAAGACTGCTTGAGCATCTTGACAAGGCTCACGTAGCGACAGCATTTGTTAATCGTAATTATGAAGGCGAAATCCGCAGAATGGGCGATACGGTCCATATCAACACGCTCTCTGACCTGACGATCGGCACGTATGCGGCGAACACCGACATGAACGCTCCGGAGACGCTTGCGACAACCGATCAGTCCCTCGAAATTGATCAGGCGAAGTACTTCAACTTCCAGATTGACGATGTGGACGCGGCACAGGCGGCAGGCCCGCTCATGGATGCGGCTATGCAGAGAGCTGCTTACGGCATCGCGGATGTCGTTGACCAGTTCATCTTCAGCACCATCGACGGCGCCGTTCCGTCGGCCAACAAGATCGGCGCGCTTGCGACTCCGGTGCAGATTACGAGCGCCGCGGATGCTTACAAACAGCTTGTTGCCCTGAGGACGATCATGGCGAAGGCGAATGTCCCGTCTGCCGACTGGCAGGTCGCTGTTCCTCCGGAATTCATGGCGCTCCTCCTTCAGGATGACCGCTTCGTGAAGGCCGGCACGGATGCAGGCGAAGCCAGGCTTCAGAACGGCTTTGTCGGCCGCGCGGCAGGATTTGATGTATACGAATCCAACAATGTCCCGACCGGCACCACCGGCTCCGGTGCTTCGAAGGTCGACTCCCTCAAGGTGCTCGCGGCTCCGGCTTTCGCCACCACGTTTGCTGAGCAGGTCGTCGAGACCGAAGCGTATCGTCTCGAAAAGAGATTCGCTGACGGCGTGAAGGGCCTCGATGTTTACGGTGCGAAGGCTACCCACGCTGCGGCTCTGGCTGAGCTCATCTTCCAGATCGCTATTTCCTGAGGTGAACCATGACGGCGAGTGAGATATTCTATTTACGCACGGGACAGGAAGGCGACTCTTATATCGAGCTGGCTGAACAGGATGTACGGGTATATCTGAATTACGGTTAGGACGAGGATGTGAGCCGGTTCGCGTCAACAGTGGCACAGGTTGCCGTGCTGTACTATCAGCGAGATGCGGCGGTCACAGCCATGACAGAGCTTGCGACCGGCGTGAAGGCGGAATCGTTCTCTGAAGGCTCTGTCTCCGAGCGGAAGGAATATCTCACCTCTGCTGACATGTCGGCTCTGTATGACACCAAAGTACAGGCGGCGCTTCATGACATCGCACGATACCGCAGGGCACGCGTCCCGGAGGTGGGCTATGCTGACGCAGGAACAGTTTGAACGGTTCAAGGATGATTATCCCGTATATGGGAAGGTCACGATTACCGGACGCTACGGCAACGTGAAAGAAGGCGTTCTTGCTGACACGCCGAAGGCAACGATTCATGTCATGTGGAATCCCGTCACGGACGAGGCGAGCATTGCTGAATACGGGGAGCGCGTGGCGAAGATGCTGCAGGCGGTCGTATACGGAGACGCGGAGCTTGCGGAGCTGGATGTCGTGACGATCAGGGGAGAGAACTACGAGATACGCTCCATACAGCCGTACAACACGCACAGGCTGATCCGGGTGGAAAAGGTATGAGCAATTACCGGGAGCTAGAGGCAAAATTCAAACAATACCGTTCAAGGGTCACACGCGGCACGGAAGCAGCGATGCGGAAGACAGCCGCGAAGATGACCAAGGACATGCGCGAGAACGTGCCTGTCGATACCGGAGCCCTGCGTGGGAGCATCCGCTACAGCGTTTCAAAGGCAACGGGCGAGATCGTGGTTCGCATCCATGCAAACGCGCAGAGCGCAGAAGGGACGAAGTACGCTGAGTTCATCGAGTTCGGCACCGGCATCTACAATCAGCACGGAGACGGACGCAAGACGCCGTGGGTCGTGAGTGCAGTAGTCCACGGAGTGCCGAGGACATGGACAACGCACGGCATGGTCGCTCATCCGTTTATCCGTCCCGCGTTCCGCAAGTATCTCCCCGAATTGCAGAAATCAATCCAGAGGACAATGAGAGTTGACGGCATCGGTCCGTCAGGGTGGTGAACATGGTCAACGCAAGAGAACAGATATATCAGGCATTGCAGACCTGTTGCGATAACGTGAGCGTGATCCAGCCGGAGAAGGCTGTGACGCTTCCGCTGATCGTATACGGGGAAATCACGAACACCACTGTCAGCAAATGGGTTGAGAGCATCGAGTTCCAGGTGGATGTGTATGCTGCGGACTTCGAGGAGATGGTCGAGCTTGCGGAGGACGCGGACGCGGTCATGAGGGGCATCGGGTTTTCGCGGATATACGCAAGCCCTGACGCGAATGCGAGAATAGACACAGACCTGTACAAAAAAGCATTGAACTATCATGCAAACGTGGATACATACCACGGCAACATACTCAAGGAGGATTAAGTAAATGGCTGCTGATACCAATAATTATCTTACAAACATCGGCACGACCGTAAAGGTCAACAGCGTAGCGGTTAAGGGAGCGACATAGTTCGGCGATCTGGGAGCCAATCCGGAAAACCTTGACGCAACCAAACTGACGGATGCTGTCAGAGTTAACAAGCCGGGCGTGCAGAATTATGACAACTGGGAACTGACCTATCTGTTCAACAACAATAATCAGGACAGCGACTTCCGCACGCTTCAGGCACTTGCGGACGCAGGAAACGCGGTCCCGATCTCGGTCGAGTTCCCGGACGGCACAACCTTCGCCAACACCGGCATCCCGACCAACTACGCCACCGGCGTTACGGTCAATTCCATGATCCAGGCGAAGTGCGTTTTCGCGCTTCAGAGCAAGTGGACAGTGACAAATCCGCAGGCTTAAGAAAACCAAGCACAGGGGAGGGGAACAACATCCCCTTCCCTATCTTAAAAAAGGAGAGACATGAACGCATATAAGCTGACACTCGGCACAGGCAAAGACAAGACCACATTAAGCTTCAGACTTACGCTTGGATCGCAGAAGGCGCTGAAGCAGAAGTATGAGCAGACCGCACTGGCAACGATGCTTGATGCGATTGATGACGCGGAGACGCTTGCGGAGGTCATGACCGAGGCACTGAATTATCGTGGAAACGAGAACCCGATCACGGACGGCGAGGAAGTGTATGACCTGCTGGTAGACAACGGCTTCGCAGGCGTGGGCAAGTTCACCGAGCTGATCATGGGGATCGCGCAGGCTTCGGGACTGGTTGATGCGGCACAGGCCGAGAAAATGGTCAAGCGTGCACAGGGTCTGATTGATCAGGCGCTTGACGAGATGGACGAAGCACCAAAAAACCAGTAAAGCCTGCGGATGTTGAGGATGTCCTACACGAAGGACGCGTCTGCGGGATTGATTTCTTCGGTATCCTCGACTGGACATGGGGCGAGGTACAGGAATATGTGGCGTGCTACTACGAGCGGGAAAGACGGCTGTACAAGAATCTCTCGATTATTGCGGCGCGTCACGCGCACATCGTATGCCGCACGTTTTCAGAGGGCGGCAAGATTGAGCCGACAGAGGACTTCCCGTACTGGACACAGGAAGAACGCAACGAGGCGAAACTGGCAAGACTGAGGGCATCCATGGATGCGTTGACGAGGTGAGGATATGCCTGCTATTGAGAATTGGGCGGTAGAGCTCTAGGCACGTACATCAAAATTTGAAAGTGGCATGAAACAGGCAGAGTCGCTGCTTGCTCGAACCGGCAAAGAAGCCGATAAGATGAGCAGGCAGATCGGCTCTGCTTTAAATTCGACCAGTTCTGCGGTGCAGAATGCAGGGGCACGGCTCAAGACCCTGACCGATACCATGAGGGCACAGGCGGCAGAGCTCAATTCTGCACGCTCCTCCGCGGAAACATACAAGAACCGCGTCAATGAGCTGTCGGCTGCGGAAGCAAGCCAGCGGAACCAGATCGAGGCGACAAAGGCACGGATCACGGAGCTGAAGAACCAGTACCGTCAGCTTGCGGAACAGATGCGGATGCCGAACAGTGATCCGGGCGGAACCATGGCAATCCGTGCCCAGATGGACGGTCTTGCGACTTCCATTGCAAACGAACGCTCTGCTCTGTCAGGACAGACGGAAGCCCTCGGCGGTCTGCAGGGACGGCTTGAGGCGGCATCTGGGCTGTTTGCGGAGGCATCCGGCAAGGCCCAGACGCTGACAGGAGCCCTCGCAGAGACCGCACAGGCGGCAGGGAGGGCGAAGCTCGCGCTCACATTCACGAAGGTCGGGGCGGCTCTTGGATCGGTCGGCAGCAGGCTGAAGGGCGTAGTGGCGAACCTCTCAGGGTTCAACATGATCAAGGGCATCGCCAACCATTTCCGTCAGGTAGCATCCGCAGGGGAAGGGCTCAACGGTGTGGCTAAGAGCCTCGGACGGTCGCTGTTCTCGGTCGGCAACATCATCAAGGGCAAGCTGATCAGCACGGCGCTTAATGCGGTGTTCAAGAACCTCGGCACCTCGATGAAGTCCCTCGCGGGGCATTCGTCCTCGGTGAATAACGCGCTGTCGAAGCTGTCGCAGGGCGCGAAGGGCATCAGCGCATCACTGGCAGGCGCGTTCGCTCCGATCCTGTCTGCGGTACAGCCGATCCTCTCCAAGCTCGTCAGCATGGTCACAGAAGCGATCAACGCGGTGAACCAGTTCTTCGCAAAGCTGACAGGGGCATCGTCATGGAAGAAGGCTGTGGTCGCTCTCCAGAGCTATGCAGGTGCGGCAGGCAGTGCCGGAAACGCTGCAGGCGGAGCGGCAGACGCGGCGGAAAAGCTGAAGCGCTCGGTCCTGGGATTTGATGCGCTTAATAAGCTTGACGACCAGTCCTCATCCTCCGGAGGCGGTTCCGATGGAGGAGGCGGAGGAGGCGGAGGCGGCGGAGCCGGTGACGGCATTTCATGGGTTGATATGCCGATCGACAACGAGATTGCCAAGTTCGCAGAGATGTTCAAGGAAGCATGGGAGAACGCCGACTTCTACGACATCGGACGGATTGTCGGCGAGAAGCTCCGTGACGCTCTGGACTCCATCCCGTGGGATGAGATCAAGGCGACCTGCAATAAGGTTGCCAAATCGGTTGCGACCTTCCTCAACGGCTTCTTTGAAACGCCTGGACTCTTCGAGGCGGTCGGACGCACCATCGGGGAATCGCTGAACACCGTGATCGGGACCGTGCACACGTTCCTTGATAACCTGCATACGGATTCCATCGGCAAGGCAATCACGACAGCAATCTTCAATGCGGTCAAGACGCTCGACTTCAAGGACATCGGGGCGTTGATGTCTGACATCCCGAAAAAGCTGATGGACTTCGTCCGCGGCGGCATCGAGGGCGTGGAGTGGTCAGAAGTGCCGAGCATGATCGTCCAGAAGATCAAGGACTTCTTCGAGGGCTATGACTTCGCAGGCGTTGCGGAATCCCTCAAGAATCTCCTGTCATCGGCATGGGATGCGGCTGTCGCGTTGTTTAAGGCAACCGGAGACCTCGCTGTTCCTGCGTTGGTATCCCTTACGAAGAGCGGATGGACTACGCTCAAAGCATTTGTCGGGGATAAGGTCGAGGCAGCTCTGTCGCTTGTGAAGAGCGGATGGTCATCGCTGAAAGCATTCGTTGGCGAGAAGGTCGAAGCGGCTGTTTCTCTGGCAAAGGACGGCTGGTCAACACTCAAGGCTTTTGTCGGGAGTGCAGTGAGCGTAGCGGTATCTCTTGCGAAGAGCGGATGGTCATCCCTGACAGGGTTTGTCGGCAGTGCGGTAGAAGCCACCGTCACGCTTGCGAAGAGTGGATGGACAACAGTAAAGGCATTTGTCGAGACTTATGCCGGGAGTGCGATAGAGGCGGCTGTCAAGCTCACGAAGAGCGGATGGACAACAGTAAAAGCTCTTGTTGGCACGGTAGAAGATGTCATAGTCAATGTCGGGGCGAAAATCCTGTCATCTTTCACCGATGCGAAACAGAAGTGGATTGATTTCAAGGGGACGCTCGGCGAAGCGGTCAAGAATGTCGGCGCGAAAGTAGAACAGACATACACGGCGGCAAAGGAAGGATGGGACAACTTCGTTGGCGGATTTAAAACCGCGACCAAGGACATATATGCGTCCATCATGACATCCTTCAAAGATGCACAGAAAGCATGGGAAGAGTGGAAAGACAAGGCTGTCACGCTGACACTGAAGGCATTGGATAAGGTCACAGAAATAATCGAGAAGATTCTCAAAGGGGTTTATAACGTGACCATTAACCTCATCCCCGAATGGATGAAGGACACAGATAAAGACCCAATAAAGAATAATATCACTCAAACAGCAGATAGCTGGGGTATAACAGACGATGGCTTCGTGATTCCGATCATCCCTGAAGTTAAAGAGATTGATGTCAGTAAGAACCTGCAGTCAAAAGGATTTGAGATTACAGGCACCGGAGTCATCAATCAGGTGCAGGACAAGCTCACACCAGCCCAGAAAATTCTCAAGGATTTTAATTCGTGGGTTTCCAATCTGACAGACAAGGTGCCATTGGCATCGAAAATTGTAGACGGCATAAAAGCACAGTTCACTGGGTATGAGCTTGCCGAAAAATTCAATAAAAAGATCAGCATGCTGTCTCGTCTGACGAAGTATGAGCTTTCCAATAAATTCAATAAGAAAATCGGCATGATTTCCCGCCTGACATCTAAGGAGTACGGTGGCAACTTTGGTTTTACGGTCAGAGGGATGACTGCATACCTTGCAAACAAGTCCATTGGATTCGGGCTTACAATTAGCGGCATGCTTGCAAGCATCACAAGAGCGCAGGACAATATTCCTTTCTGGGCTAAAGTTATCAGCGGTTTCAAGGCTATCTTCACATCAAAGGGCGGAGTCGTAACAGCAAGCGGTGGCCTTTACAGTAACGGCTGGCATCCGGTACAGAATTTCGCGACAGGCGGAACTCCTCTCAGCGGACAGATGTTCATTGCAAGAGAGGCAGGGCCGGAGCTGGTCGGATCGCTGAACGGACACACGGCAGTCATGAACAATAACCAGATCGTCTCCTCGGTTGCTGCCGGCGTAGCGCAGGCGGTCTCCTCCGTGCTGACGGCACAGGGCAGAAGCAGTGGTGATGTCGTGGTGTATATCGACTCAACCGAGCTGGCACGGGCAACGCTGAAGGGACAAAGAGTCCTCGATAAACAGATGAATCCACGTGTGGTATTTGGGTGATTATTATGGCAATGATACGAGTATTCAACACAGCGCATCCGAATGGGATCGATGTTCCTGACCCGTCTGAGCTTCAGTACAGCCTGCACGATATATCCGCCTCGGACGCAGGGCGCGACACGAATCTGAAGATGTATAAGGGACGCAAGGGGCAGAAGGTCGAGTACCAAGTCGCATGGAATTATCCAACGGCTGCGGAAACTGCGACCATCCTGCAGGCGTTCGATGACGAGTATTTCGAGGCGACCATCTGGGACCCGAAAGCGGGGCAGAACGTAAGGCGGGAGTATTACCGAAGCGATCCGGCTGCTCCAGTCCAGATGTGGCTTGATAAGGCGACACGGAAGATGTACAGCAAGGTGAGCTTTACTCTGATTGAGAGGTAACAATGAGAACATCAACACAGGCGTTTATAGATTATGTCAACAACGGAAAACTGATGCACATCAAGGCTGACCTGTTCACGGCATCCGGGACACGCACGGCACTGGATGAGGGGGACTTCATGTCCGATTTCTCGTTTACGGGCGGCAGCTCTCCCTCCGGGGACTTCACGGTCGGCGGGTGCGTGATCGGGATGTTCCGGTTCCTGCTGAACAATTATGACGGGGCGTTTGATTCCTTCGACTTCGCAGGGGCGTACATCGAGCCGTACTGCGGTTTTGATTCCACATGGGTCAAGATGGGGCGGTACTACTTCGCATCGCATAAGACCCTCGGCCATGTTATCACCTGTATCACGTATGACGCGCTCAAACTGATGGATCAGGAGAACGCGGTGCTCACCTATCCGATTACGGCAGGGAACGCGGTGGCACAAATCGCGGCGAACCATGGCATGACGGTCTCCGGCACGTTCCCCGGTTCAACCACTCAGCTCACGGTCGAGCCTGAGGAAACGATGACGGAACGCCTCGCGCTGTCCTATATCGCGGAGCTGACCGGCAACCGCGTGAAGGTGACGGCGGACAACCAGCTGTGGCTCGGATGGTATGACACAGCCTCTCCGATCACTCAGGAGGCTGTCTTCGGTCAGGAGATCGAGCTGGCAGACACCACTATCACCGGCGTGAAGTACAAGGATACGATGGTCGGCACGGACGGCTATGTCATCGACCTGTCGAGCAATCCGTACATCACAGAAGCAAACGCAGCTACGGCGCTGTCGCTGATCGGCAACAGGATCATCGGCACCACCTTCCGGGCAGGGCAGGTCACCATCCTCGGCAACCCTGCGATTGAGGCGGGGGACTCGATCACCTTCGATGCGGAGAACGGCGAGACGGTCACCATGATCGTCACACAGTACAATTACAAGTTAGGCCTGACAGAGGATGTCGGATGTGACGCGCAGACGGAGGAAGAGGCAGACCTTCGTGTGCGGTACAAGGGTGACAAGGGCGATCCGGGCGAAACAGGGCCGCAAGGACCTCAGGGTGAAACCGGAGCCACAGGTCCACAGGGACCGCAGGGAGAAACAGGAGAGACAGGACCGCAGGGTCCTCAGGGAATCCAAGGAATACAGGGCGAGCAAGGCGAGAAGGGCGACAAGGGCGATCCAGGAAAATCCCTCGTCAGCATCACTGAATACTACGCCCGGAATAATTCCACCACGGCACCGGCGGACAGCTCTTTTTCCACATCAGTCACAAGCCCGACAGCTTCGCAGAAGTATGTCTGGAACTACGAACTGATGACATGGAATGATAACGGGACAACCTCCACCACAAAAACTACAAAGCACATCGTGGCTGTGTATGGTGATAAAGGCGAGACCGGCGACACCGGAAAGTCCCTCGTTTCCATCACGGAGTATTACGCAAGGAACAACTCGACCACAGCCCCCGCAGATTCCTCATTCGGGACAAGTGTCCTGTCACCGACTTCAACTCAGAAATATGTCTGGAATTACGAACTGCTCACATGGGATGACAACGGCACCTCCTCCACGACAATGACAGCAAAACACATTATGGCTGTTTACGGAGACAAGGGAGACACCGGACCGCAGGGACCTCAGGGTGAGCAAGGTATTCAAGGCGAGCAGGGTCCGCAGGGGGAGACGGGAGCGACAGGCCCTCAGGGCGAGACAGGCCCACAAGGTCCTCAGGGCGAGAAGGGTGACACCGGCAAAGCACTGACCGGCATCACGGAATATTACGCGAGAAATAACAGCTCAAGCTCCGCGCCGGCTGACTCGTCCTTCGGGACATCGGTTCTCACACCGACCTCGACCAATCGCTTTGTATGGAATTACGAGCTGATGTCGTGGGATGACAACGGCACGACAAGCACGACAAAGACCACAAAGCATGTCGTGGCGGTCTATGGCGATACGGGCGGCACTGGTGCGGATGGAAAGTCGCTTGTGAGCATTACGGAATATTATGCCGTCAACAACTCCACGACTGCGCCTGCTGATTCCGCATTCAGCACGGCGGTCGGAGCTCCTACGGCTGCGAATAAATATCTCTGGAACTATGAGCTCCTCACATGGGACGATAACGGAACCACAAGCACAACCCGGACTGACAAGCATATCGCCGCAGTGTACGGAGATAAAGGCGATAAGGGAGATAAAGGTGATACCGGCGATACTGGCGTAGGCATCGACAGCATCACGCCTTACTACTACCTCTCGACCAGCGCGTCATCTCCGACCGGAGGATCATGGACTACATCCATCCCTGAGTATGTGGACGGACATTATTACTTTACAAAACAGCTCAACGTCTTCGATGACGGCACAAGTGCGGAAACCACGCCTGTCTACGATGGGGCGCTGACGGAAGCAAATCGGCAGGCGTTCTACGCGGTCGAAGCTGCAGAGTCGATGTACCTGCTGACGATAGAAACAACCTACGGAGACACGACCGTCACGGATACCGCACATCTGTACTGCATGGGCGAGGAGATCACGAGCCAGAAGGAGCCGACTGACTTTGAATGGTACTACAAGAAGAAGGACGGTCTGGAGTTTATCGGGTACGGCTACTCAGTCACCACGCCGAAAACAGACACGCACTACGGACGATCAACGACAGTCCAGTGGACGCGGACGGATTACCTGACGCTCTTGGATGAGAACGGAAACGAGCTGCTAAACGAAAACGGCGTAGCCATCACAGCAAAGACGGAGGTTTAAAAGATGGGCGTTAAGGAAAACACTTTACCAAGCAAGTCAAGCATTACCGCTTCAGACAGGCTTCGTACAATTGGCTCGGACGACAAGTCCTATCGGGCGCTTGTCTCAGATGTCGCAAAATACATTGTGGAAAACTACAACGGGTCCACGCTTGCCGGTTCAGCGCAGTCGGTGCAGGCGGCACTTGCTGCGTTAAATAGCAA